AGCGGGAAGGGACTCAAAATTAGAAGTTTAAAAAAATAATTAACAAAAAAAAAGTAAAAAATTATGGCAGTAAATGCAACGCCAGGTTTCGACCTGCAGCCATCAGCACAGCAAGTGCCGTTGGAAAGTAACTATATCACAAACTTTGATTTCTTGAATCAGTATCTACCCGATACTTACGAGAAAGAGTTTGAGAGATATGGAAATAGAAGTGTATCATCTTTCCTAAGACTAGTGGGAGCAGAGATGCCTTCTAACTCTGACCTTATCAAGTGGGCAGAGCAGGGAAGACTACACGTAAAATACCAAAACTGTACATCAGGTGCTGCAGCTACAGCTTTAACTGGGGTGTGGACTATTCCTAACAACATCAGTAACTTTAACCCTGCCCTAGCTGGAAGCAATACAGCATCATTGAGGGTTGGACAGACGGTAATGATATCCGACAAGACAGCTGGGTCTAACCTAACTAATAAGGGTGTGATCACGGTAGCTCCTACAGCTGGCGCACCAAACACGGTAACAATAGCCTACTACGAGGCAGGTGGACAGACAATGGCAGCGGATGTAGCTTGTGATATATTTATCTACGGGTCTGAGTTCAACAAGGGAACTGAGGGGATGGTAGGATCTAACGAGTCTGACGACCTAATCTTTGACAACAAGCCAATAATTATCAAGGACAAGTATGCTGTCTCTGGTTCTGATATGGCTCAGATTGGATGGATTGAGGTATCAGGCGAGGACGGAGTAAGCGGATACCTTTGGTATCTAAAGTCTGAGCATGACACGAGACTACGTTTCGAGGACTACATGGAGACTGCAATGATTGAGGCCGTGCCTGCAGAGGCTGCTTCTGGGGCAGGAGACTTCTTCCAAGGTACTGGAGCTGGACTATCACAAGCTAACCTTAACGGTTCAGAGGGTGTGTTCTACGTAGTGGGTCAGAGAGGTAACGTGTTTGGTGGAGGTAATCCAACAACGCTTGCTGAGTTTGATTCTATTATACAGAGGCTAGACAAGCAGGGAGCAATCGAGGAGAACGTTCTCTTCGTGAACAGAAACTTCTCGTTTGATATGGACGACATGTTAGCTGCTCAGAACTCTTACGGGGCTGGTGGCACTTCATATGGACTGTTTGACAATGACGAGGAGATGGCTTTAAATCTTGGGTTCTCAGGATTCAGGAGAGGCTATGACTTCTATAAGTCTGACTGGAAGTATCTTAACGACCCAACAATGAGAGGCGGTCTTGTAGGCGGTGCGATCAACGGAATGTTAGTTCCTGCTGGTTCGACTACAGTATACGACCAGGTACTAGGAAAGAATGCAAAGCGTCCTTTCTTACACGTTCGTTACAGAGCTTCTGAGACTGAAGACAGACGTTACAAAACTTGGATCACTGGTTCAGCTGGTGGAGCAAGGACATCTTCTTTGGATGCTATGGAGGTAAACTTCTTGACAGAGAGAGCAGTTTGTGTATTAGGCGCAAACAACTTCTTCTTATTCCAAGATGCATAATAAGTAGTAATATTAGGGGAGATGTAAGAGTCTCCCCTTTTTTTAATTCTAAATTAAATTATATCAAATGAAAAAAACACAAAAGTTTGTAGACAAAACTTACAGACTAAAACAAGACCGTGCGCCACTCAGCTATATGTTGTCATCAAGACACTCTAAGAGATCACCTTTGCTACACTTCGATGAGGGTAAGGGACTTAACAGGCCACTGAGGTATGCGAGAAACCAAAAGAGTCCGTTCGAGGATGAGCAGGATGGTAACGCTATACTAGAGCCTATCGTATTCGAGGATGGCATGCTATTCGTACCTAAACAAAACCAAGTACTGCAGCAGTTCTTACACTACCACCCGTCTAATGGGAGGGTGTATGAGGTTGTAGATAAGTCAAGGGATGCGTCTAAGGAGCTGGAGATGGTAGAGAAGGCTGTTGATGCAATGATTGTTGCAAAGGAATTAAAGGGCGATAAGTTGTTGGCTGTGGCAAGGGTATTGATCGGGGTTTCGGTTGACAAGATGTCTACCGCTGAGATCAAGAGGGATGTACTTGTCTATGCAAGAAACAGTCCACATGACTTTATGGAGACCATAAACGATCCTATGCTAGACCTGACCAATGATGTTGTTCAGTTCTTTAATAACTCTTACCTGTCGTTTAGGAACTCAGGTAAAGACGTTTACTTTAACTTACCAAAGAATAAAACTAAGTTACTAACCGTTCCGTTTGGTGAAGACCCCTACTACATTGTGGCTTCATTGTTCCAGACAGATGATGGTATTGAGACTTACAAGCTATTAAAGAAACGCTTAAGTAGTAATAGTTAATAACAAAGAGAGAGGCTTAAAAAATTAGGCCTCTTTTTTTTTGTTATCTTTGTAAAAAAGAATATCGATGATAAATTCTGTGAGAAATACAGTGTTAGCTGTACTCAATAAAAACAATTACGGATATCTATCTCCCCAAGACTTTAACTTATACTGCCTACAAGCCCAGATGGACTTGTTTGAGGACTACTTTTATCAGTACAACAACTGGATCAACAGAGAAAATAACAGGTCTTCAGGGACTGGTTACGCAGATATAGTAAAGGGACTAGAGGAGGTTATAGACACGTTTACGGTACTAGCACCCCTACAAAATCAGAGTACGGCTACATTAAATAAAAGCTCGTACCTTCTCCCTACCGCAACACTAAACGGAAGTGACTACTACCTACTTAACAAGATGTTAGTCTACCAAACGATTAGGGCTACGGGTACTACAACCAGCTTTGCGGTTGGTCAGAACGAGATACTAGACACAAACGCTACCTTTGTAACAAGCGGAGTACTTCCAGGAGATGTTGTGGGGTATAGTATTGGGGGTATACCAACAAACACATTAGTGGAGAGCGTGGTGTCAGAGACACAGCTTCAGGTGGAAAGTACAAATATTATTTCGTCTCCTATAGACTACGCAGTATATAATCCTAATAACTTAAAGGAAGCAGAGAAGGTAACACAGGCTAAGATAACCTTACTAGATAACTCTATACTAACCAAGCCAACGTTGACATACCCTGCGTATGTTCAGAACGCATTAAGCTCTAAGATATACCCATCTAGTGTATACGAACAGGGGCAGGTATTGGCTCAGTATATTAGGTATCCGTTTGTACCTAGCTGGACTTACTTAGAGACCTCTGGTAACGACCCTATATTTAATATATCTGATGGACTGTATCAAGACTTTGAGCTACCGCTTTCAGACGAGCCTAACCTAGTTAATAAGATATTACAGTATGCGGGAGTAGAAATAAGGGAAGCAGATGTTGTACAGTTTGCACAGGGACAGGAAGCATTAGATACACAAGAAACAAGTTAAGATGGCATATATAAATCAGTACCAGTACTACACAAACAACGAGGGAAACCCTAACGATGCGAATTGGGGTTCGTACCAGTATGTAACATTAGAGGATATAGTTAATAACTTCATGCTTATATACCAAGGAAACCACGAGTTGGTTAACAACCTGAACAGGTTTCAGGTACTGTTCCATGCAAAGCGTGGTATACAGGAGTTAAACTACGATGCACTCAAGGAGATAAAGATACTGCAGCTAGACTTAGACAGTAGCCATAGGTTTGTTTTGCCATCCGACTTTGTGAACTGGGTTAGGATATCTGAGTGGAGGAATGGTGTACTGCGTCCACTGACTGAAAACATACAGACAAGCTACGCCAAGGCCTACCTACAAGACAACGAGTCTAACCTACTATTCGACCAAGACGGTAACGTACTAAGCCCTCAGGACAGTGAAATAGATCTAGCCCGTATAAGGGGTGGTGCAAGGAGTATATACCTAAACTCAAACAGTGTCTATGACGGGCAGGAGGGATGGAATGTAGAGGGGTGTTGGTACTTTGACTACCAGGTTGGTGCAAGGTTTGGTCTGAATACAGAGACAGCAAACTCAAACCCTACGTTTAATATAGACAAGAAGGCAGGGGTAATAAACTTTAGCTCAGGGAGTAGTATGATGTCAGTGGTATTAGAGTATGTATCTGACGGAATGGAGAACGGAGACGATGCGTCTGTTAGTTTAAATAAGTTATTTGAGGAGTACATATATGCGTACATACGTTACTCTATTTTAAACGGCAGGCTTGGTGTGCAGGAGTATGTAGTTAACAGGGCAAGGAAAGATAAGTCATCACTACTAAGGAACGCAAAATTAAGACTAAGTAACATACACCCTGGCAGGCTTCTGATGAACATGAGGGGCAAGGATAAATGGATAAAATAATAATATGCCAATAATAAATACAAACTTTATTGCAGGTAGGATGAATAAGTCTGTGGACGAGAGACTCCTTCCACCAGGTGAATATGTAGATGCTATAAACGTGCGTCTGGGTTCTACTGAAAACACTGAGATAGGTGCTGTAGAGAACTCAAAGGGCAACAACTCCTTGACTACATTAGAGTATGGTGGGCAGTCACTGTCAAGCTCGGCAACATGCCTAGGTGCATATGACGATGGGCAGCTGGAGACTATGTACTGGTTTGTTCATGACCCCGCTAACACAGTGGCTACCGATGGTGTAGTTGATATGGTGGTGTCGTTTAACACGCAGAACAATCAGCTCAGATACCATGTGATAACACTTGACGTATTAAAGTTTGACCCAGAGTATTTAATAACTGGCGTAGATAAGATCGAGGACTTACTGTTCTTTACGGACGGAAAGAATCCACCAAGGAGAATAAATGTAAACGACACATACGAATTTCCTACGGGGGATGTGGATGGTATAGAGGAGGAGGATATATCTGTGATACTAAAGCCACCTGGTTTTGAAGACCAGACAGCAACTGGCGAAGTTCCACTGACAGCACCTACGTTTGAGTTAATCAATGTGGTGGGTGGAGAAAATTATTTGGAGGACAGGTTTATAAGCTTTGCCTACAGGTACAGGTACATAAACAACGAGTACAGTGCGACTTCTTTATTCAGTCTACCTGCATTCCAGCCATCAAACTTTAGGTTCGATACCCGAAGCTATGACAACGCTGGTATGTCTAATGCATTCAACGGTGCTAAGGTAAAGTTTAGCACAGGGAGTGACAGGGTTGTTCAAGTTGACTTGCTGTATAAGGACTCTAACACTAACAGGATATATGTAATAGAGAGGTTCAAGAAGGAAGACTACGGCTGGGCAGACAACGCAACGCAGGAGTATGTGTTCACGAACAGTAAGATATACTCTGTAATAGGATCGGATGAGTTACTGAGGCTGTACGACAACGTCCCACTAAAGGCACAGGCCCAAACAATAATGGGCAACAGGCTGATATACGGTAACTATACCGATGGGTATGACATAGTAAACATAAACGGACAGAACATTCCCATAGACTACTCTACATCACTATTCGCTACATCGTTAAGCCTTATAAACTTAGACAATGCTGTACTCGAAAACTCATCCGTAAATCCTGGTGTTGCTTATACCATAAACCCATCAGCAACTATTGATGTGCCTAACTCTTTAGCCACAGTAGACCTTGCAGAGGTAGAAGACCAACTCTTAAGGGGGGCGCAGTTAGCTTTTGATATAAGGATTGAACACTTTACTATAAACGGTACAACTACTGATACGTGTTACATCGATAATGTTGGGTTTAGTAATTCTCCGCTTAACATAAATGTCACCATAAACCTCACACAGGACTATGCAAATGTCTTTGACTTTGTTAATTCAGCAGATTTTGAGAATGCTATAGGAACTTTGATAGACACAAACTTTGAACCAATAGCAACAGCTGACCAGGGGATATCTCTAACGGATAGGTTTAACGCAGGATTAGTAGCACCCGCTGAAGGTGATTGTGACTTTGATAAAATCATAAGTTCTATTACAAGTAGTGTTGCGCAGCAGGGATTTGCTATTAGTGCTACCTCTGGGCAAACTACCTTTACTTTACAGACGCTGGCGATGAAGTACTCTACAGGTACTACTCCATCTGCTGACATGTACGAGTACTTTAGCTTCAGTTCGTTTAGGGTGGGCTTTACTAACAACATAAATAAATCAAGCCTACACAGTGACAGAGACTTTGAGACTGGGATTGTATACCTAGATGAGTACGGCAGGGGTTCTACCGTCTTGGTATCTGAGTACAACACTATATTCGTTCCACCTAGTGCGAGTCTAACAAAGAACCAGATACAGGCCACAATACAGAACTACGCACCAACATGGGCGACTAAGTATAAGTTTGTAGTCAAGCCAAGTAAGGTTGGGTACGAGACGGTTTACAGCAACTTCTTTTACACAAACCCGTTTGACAACGTAACACACTTTAAGCTAGAGGGTGACAACACGAACAAGGTAAAGGTTGGAGACAGACTTAGGGTAAAGAGAGACACAAGGGGTGCTTTAACGTCCTTGGTTGAGACCACGGTACTGGGCGTAGAGGCACAAAGCTCTGACTTTTTAAATGGACAGCAAGAGCTTGGGGAAGACAGCGAGCAGTTGGCAGGGCTATACATGCAGATCAAGGCGACCAACTTTTCTGCTCAGGTTTCTAGCAACTCTATAATTGACTATGGACTAAGGGCAAGAGCATCTGACTCAAAGGTGCCTGGGGATGATGTATGGGCCTTATCATACCCATGCTATACATACGACACTGTTGGCGGCACAACAAGTAACTATGACCTGCCTGCAGGTTCAGTCATAGACATGAAGTTTAAGTTCTTTAGACCTGAGGGTGGTGGTGGGCCAGTAAGAGAATGGGAACTAGACAGGAGCTTTGTAGTGTCAGAGGACTACAGTGACTTCCACGAATTTTGGACTGCCTCTAACATAGACACTACCGCAACATACTCTTCAGGGGCTGACCCTGTCGGTATTTACAATACTAACTTTGTTGACCCATCAGGTAGTGGTTTAGATCCAAATGCTACATCTCCAACAAACGCAGATGGGGCATATAAACGTGCTGATGAGACTGTGGGGGAGGATCTCTTTAAGATGTACTTTCAGTTCATACAGCAAGATCCAGGTAACGTAACAAGTCCTTTATGGCTTGGTGTTAGGTGTGGGGGTATAGGGATCAATGGATGGACTGTGTTTGACCAAGAAATGACTGTATCTGCTGAGATAGTAGTCCAAAGGGCAAACACGGTAATGGTATTTGAAACAGAGCCAGCCGATGCAAACGATGAGATTTACTTTGATGCGTCAGAGGCACTGCCCCTAGTTAGGGACGTGGCTACTGGAAACATGCTACACAAGTCAACGGGGAGCGTGGACTCTGGTGACCAAGACCAGACCACTACACAGGACGCAATCGTTACTTTAGACTTTATGGACTGCTATACCTTTGGTAATGGCGTGGAGAGCTATAAGTACCTAGACAGGATAGATGGAAGGTCTGTTGTCATGGGGCAGAGGGGACTGGCAGTAGCGGAGCAGGACTACAAAAAGACAGACAGGTTTGCTGACCTTACATACAGCGGTGTGTACAGCAGCAGCTCTGGCATAAATAACCTTAACGAGTTCAACCTAGGTCTGGCAAACTTTAAGACACTAGAGACATCGTTTGGCCCTATACAGCTACTGTTTGCAAGGGAGACAGACATACTCACGCTACAGGAGGATAGGATTAGTTACGTACTTGCGGACAAGAACCTTATCAGCGACTCAGTGGGTGGCGGGTCTATCGTGTCAGTGCCACAGATACTAGGCACACAGATAGCTCGTGTAGAGGAGTATGGTATTAGTTACAACCCAGAGAGCTTTGCTAACCACGGGCCTTACTTTTACTTTACCGACACCAAGAGGGGTGCTGTGATAGAACTTATGGGTAACTCTAGTAACGACAGGCTTAGGGTTATATCAAACCTAGGAATGCGGTCTTGGTTTAGAGACCAGTGGAACTTTCAGTTGAACACTCAGAAGGTTGGTGGCTTCGATCCATATATGGACGAGTATGTCCTTGGAACAAACTTAAACCCTGTGCCTGTACCTGAGCCTGTGCTACAGTGTGGCGCACAGCTATCGTTCAAGGGACTAAGTGAGCCTGTTACGCACACATATAACTTTGGAAGTATAATTGGAAACAGTGTAGTAGACTACGAGATATACTCAGGCGGGATTACTATAGACGTGCTATGGAACGGGAACACATACTCATCGGGTGTGGTTACTGTGTCAGGAAGTTTTACGTGGAACAAGTCAGCACTTACACCTACCAATGCACAGGTCACTATAACGCCTGTTGATACAGCTGCATTTAGTGTGACACCACAGTGTGTAGGGAAGATACCACTTACGGTAGTGAAGTGTATGATCAACTCAAGCACTAACGCAGGTGAGACTATACACGTTGAGTACAGCTGGAGCAATACAAACTCTAATAGCCCAGTAGACAGCGACATGGCCACACTGGGTACGAGTAACAACACGTTTAGCTTCTACAATGTACAGGCTGGTATAAGGTCACAGGGAGTGTTCCCGTACAGCGGAGTTGATTTTACTATTAGGGCAAACAAGGTAAACTTTGATGACTATAACTGGGGGTATCCAGAAGATAACTTCAAGTACCTGTCTTCTAACACATTGTATGCCAACACCCCTACGGATGTGGATGCGTTGTTAGCGGCTTCTACTACCATACCAAACGTAGACGTGACAAGCCCTTCCCCTAACATAAACTTAGCAACGGTGACTGGACTAAGCCTGCCAGTAGGAAACCAGTACCTGTATGTAATATACGACCTTAGGGATATTAGCGCACAGCAGCTGTGCTACGATTCAACTTCTGCGATTGCAGCTTGTTGTACGTGTACATGGAGCTGTGTTCCTTTCTTAGCGAGTACATCATCGGTAGAGGACTCAGTGTGTGGCATGGTTACAAACTCAACGTACTACCACAACAACGGGTCTGGTTCTTTACCAGTGGTTGGAAGTATTGTGTACACAAGTTCAAACTGTGAGGACACAACAACGGGTCTGGTAAATGTATTACCTTCAGGGTTCTATAAGATATCTGCAACAACGTACATGGAGATAGGATTAAATGGCCTGGTGCTACAAATAAAAAATTGTTAAAAAAATAATATGGGACAGTTAGGAACATACTACTTTAATGGAAACTCTTTTGCTCAGGCTACATCCGTGTTTACGGATTCTGATCTTACTACCCTTGCGCCAGATGGCTACTACTCAAATGCAGGCATAGTAAGGCAGCAATTGCTTGGCATACTGCTGTCCGCAGAGACATGCAGTACCTGCTGTGTTCCATGTAACGCTCTTGTGTCAGTGTTCGAGAGTACAAGTGGAGTGTACTCATCATGCTTAGAGCTAGGTGGTGGAACGGGTGCTGTAATTTTTAGGATTCAAGTTATATTTGGAGAGATTCCTGTCTACCCAGTGGGTACAATAATAACACACGATGGAAGTAACTATAACAGGTTCACTATTAAGAACAACCACAACGGTATTCAGTTTAAAGATGAAAATGGAACTCAAGTAGATTATGCAGGCATAAACAATAACCCTACCGATCCTACGTATTTGGGAGTTTTTGCAGGAAACACAACTTTTGTTGACACTTACGATCAAACCCCAACAGACCCATGCGGGCCATTAGACCAGCTCGAAGATTTCACATATGAATCTGTGACAGGGTCTTTTGTTGAGCAGGGGACGTACCAGACGGTTGTGGTTAATAACAACCAAGTAGGTTTTTTCACTCAGTCAGGGAGTGCTGTTACCAAGCCTTTTACCTTAGTTTTCCCAAAAACAAATGCTGCGTCTACATTTGCTGACATGCTTAACTATTCACCACTGTGTGGCACTGATATGAAATGGGAGGTAGAGTGTCCCGCACAACTGCCGTTCTTTGATGCAGAAGAAGGTACTGTAAACATTCCTTTCTGTACAGACACACCAACTTTTAATACGTATTACTTCGCAAGGAATTCAGACAGTTATAACTTTGCGACACAGCAGTTTAATGTGGACACGAACACCACGCCTGACGTGGGTAACTTTGTATTCACAACATCAGATGGCTCTGTGTACCTTAACGATACATCAAATCCTTTATATTACTATATAGACATACCATCATCTCCAGGCGTAGGGGAATATATTAGAGTAAGAAACGGTGTGGTTATAGAGAAAGGCCCATGCCTTCAAATACCTTAAAAAATAATACATATGCCAGTACCGTCATCAAGTAATCCATTCACACTGACCTATAGCGAGGGGGCTGAGGGTTGGCCGTCTTTCTATACATACTTCCCTGAGTACATAAAGGGGATGAATGGATACCTATACACCTTCCAGAACGGAAACATGTATAGGCATAATACCAATAGCATACGTAACAACTACTATGGCGTACAGGGTACGTCAAGTGTTACGAGCGTGTTTAACCCACAGCCATCGGTAACTATAAAGCTGTTTAAGACACTTTCGTTTGAGAGTAATGCGTCTTGGGACTGTACGTCTCTGCTTACTGACCTAAGCCAGGGTAATGTACCTGAGCTAAACTTCGAGCAGAAGGAGGGTGAATGGTTTGCGTACATAAGACACAACACGGGGGTAACAAACTTCTCCCTAAGGTACTCAAATGGCTTGGGCAACATAGTATCTGTTACTGGGATAGGTTGTCAATCTTATTTAATTACTAATAATACTGGTAGTACTGGGTTTTATGAAATAACTGATTGTGATGGTAATGTACTACAAGGTACTTTAAATAGTGGCACTAGTACAACTTTCTGTTCACAGGTAGTACCAACGGTATCAAGTGGATTAACAATAAGTGCGGGAAGTACTACATGTCCAACCGATACGGTGCTGTGTACGTTCAACAACAACATAGGAAACATCATAACAAACGGGGCAACTGCTTACACACTAGCACCAAACTCTTCGCCATCCCTTGCAGGACAGGTGATAGAAGTGGTTAAGTCTGGAGACAGCGGTACGGTTACTTTGGATACTACGATAGCAGGGGCTACAGCCCCAGTCGCAGGCCAGTTCCTACTGTTTGTTAACAACACTATAGCGGAGAGCTATGGCATGAGGGGATACTACATGGAGTTCACGTTAGTTAATGACGACACCACGCCAGTAGAGCTATTTGCAGTGGGAAGTAGTGTGATGAAAAGTTTTCCATAGAAATTTATTATCTTTGCATTAAATGGAATTAAATATAAATAGACTAAGCTCTACTGACTATGACGATATACTGTGTCAGTGGTGGAGAGACTGGAGATGGACACCGCCCCCTAAAGATTTTTTACCTGAGGACGGTACTGGTGGGTATATAGTATATGACGATGCCACCCCTGTATGTGCAGGGTTTATGTACATGACAAACTCTAAAGCGGTTTGGTGTGACTGGATTATATCGAACATAAACTACAAGGACAGGGACAAAAGAAAGGCGGCTATAAGGCTGCTTATAGGTCACATAACAGACATAGCAAAGAACAGTGGACACAGGTACTCATACGCACTGATACAGAGCAAGCCACTTATAGAGGCATATAAGAATCTGGGGTACACAGAGGGTTCTAAATACACAAGTGAAATGATTAAAATATTATAGCATGGCAATAGGAACAGCAGCAACAATAGGAGTAGGAGTTAGCGCAATAAGTTCAGGACTATCTTTTAAGCAGGCCGCAGACCAATCAAGGATGGCATCCAAGGCAAGGAAGGCATCTGAGAAGCTAGTAGCGGACGCTAGAAAGAAGGCAGAGAAGGACTACTACGAGGGACTGAACGTACCCCTAGACGCATACGGGGAGCAGTTTGCTCAAAACATGGCAAACCAGCAGCAGACTATACAGGCACTGCAGGAGGGTGACACAAGGAATCTTATCGGTGGGGTGCAGGGGCTAACTGCAGCTGCGGCAGCGGCCAACGAGCAGACACGTATTGGTCTGGGTCAGGAGCTTTATGCTAACAGGCAGATGAAGGCCGACTCTAGGCAGAACATAAACCAACAACAGTTACAGATAGATATAGGCCAGGCGACAGACCAACAGCTTATGGCTAGGGACGCTGAACAGGCTAGGGCTGCTGCTATGCAGAGTGGTATAAATAGTGCTGCAAACGCTGCTTATATATATGGTAGGGGTAAGGATTTATATCCAAATAAAGATAAAACATCACCAGACCCACCAGATGTCAATCCAGTAACCCTCTTTGATGAGTTCAACAAGCGTGGTGGTCAAGAAGATGAGTTTGCTAAAATAGGTGCTAATATTTTTAAGAAAAATCCAATGTCAAGCATATACGGCATGACAATACCAGGAGGTACGGAGCAGAAAGATAGCTATATTCCAGGTCTTCTTCCATATCCTACTAGCAGAAAAAAATAAATAACAATGGCAAAGGAAAGAAAGGATACACGAGAAAGGAGGGACACACCATCAGGGGCTAACCAGTTCTCGGTATACGCACAGAGGGACACTGACTCAGTTCAGGTAGACTGGGGTGTTATAGCCAAGGACATAAGTGACGAGGTAACAAAAATATCTGACGAAAGGCAGACGAAGAGAGACGAACTTGCGACATCTCAGAGGAATACTTTAAACGAGTTGTCTCAGGTTGCCGACCTTGATAACCAGTCTGTAAATAATTTTGTTATAAGGGGTGGTAACTTTTCTAAGAACGCCATGGCAACGCAGTATGAACTAATGACTAGGGGTAAGATAAAGCCTAGCGAATACCAGCTCTTTCAGCAGAGTGTGAAGGATGGGTACAAGAACCTAAGTATATTTGCCAAGAACGCAGACGATAAGTACAAGGCTGCTATGGAAAGGCTGGCACAAGGAGAGGATGGAAATCAGATAGCGTCAGAGTTAGAGATTGTTTTTAACGAGGGTACGTTTGATTACACAGACCTAAAGAACAAGCAGCTAATTACTAACCCGTCAACTGGTGAGATGCTTATAGTCACACTACAAGACGATGGCAATGGTAACATGGTTATACCAGACCTAAAGAAAAACCCCGAGCTGTATCAAAGTCTGGCTACACTTAACAACAGGACAGCATTCCAACTGGACAGGCGTGACACAGGGAAGCTTACTACCGCTGCTGTGGCAGATGTAGGACAAATAATTACAGCTGTACCTAGAGCATATAATGTATTTAAAGGTGGGGGTGCGATTACATCGACTGAAGGACTTAGACAGCTATGGAAAGAATTCCCATCAACAGATAGTTCTGGACAAAAAAATACTTATGATGACTGGTTGAGTGACTCGGTAGACGCTATAGCAGGAAAAATAGATAATCCAAACAACTTTAACGCTGGACAGATATTAGCGAACACTGGAGTAAAGTTTTCACTCAAGGATGAGCCTGGTACAATTCAGTACAGGACTAATGGAAATGGAATGCCTGAGTTAATGATGACACCAGAACAGATTAACCAGGCTCGTGATATAGCACAAAGGCAGATTGAGAGTAAGCTAATACAAAAAGTTGAAATGACTCAGGGCTTTTCTGGTCAGCAAGTTAGTGCATCAATATCAAAGGCAAATGATGATAAGAAAAAAGAGGAGGCAACTAACGCTCAAAATCTAAAAATGCTTGGTAATGTATTTCGTGGTAAAGATGAGTCTGCAGTGATGGCAGGCCTTGAACATTTTGCAAACATAAGTCCAAATGTAAAGAATATAGAAAAAACAGCTGATGGTCTATTAGTTACGGTGGAGGTTAATGGCGAGCTAGAGCCTAGGAATATTACAATGAAGGGCAAAACATTTGAGCAATTTGTAGATTCTGCAGGAAATTTGCTGACTGGCAAGGATATTGATAAGACTAATATGACTGGTGGCGATGACACTAGTATAAGTGCTGTATATGGATCTGCAGGAATTGTTGAAGATGATGAATTTGATACTGATGCTAATGCCTTGGTATTAGATGAAAAGATAAATGATTTAGATTTCTACGAAGACGACGAGGAAATGCAGACACAAATCATAGATAGGTTTAAGAAGGACTTTCCGACTATAACTACTATAGATAAAGGTAATGACATTTTTGAGATTCAAGTCGGTGGATACACAGTTCCTAGTAATACATTCCAAGGTGACTTCTTTTCGATTACTGGTACAGAAGAAGGAGATGCAGAAAAGCAAAATCTTAAAGATTTTATGAGAGAATTATATATTCAGAAGTTTAAGAAAGAGAAAGGTAAAAAATCAAGTACAAGTCCTGATTACAGTAGCTTATAAATATAAATAAAATGAATCCAGAAGTATTAAAAGACTTATACGAAAGAGCTACATCTAAAGGTTATAGCAAAAGCATAGAAGAGTTTACTCAATTAATAAGTTCTAACCAAGAGGTTTTGGATGACAATTTTGATTATGTAAAAACCAAAGGATACTCAAAAGATATTTCAGAGTTTTCTAAATTAGTAGGTTTTGGTGTAAAAAAAAAAGAAGACTCTATATCTGTTACTCCAGAGCAAAATGTGGAGTTGGTTTCGGAGGACACTTCTTTGGGTACACCCACGCCTCCTATCAATCAATCTGAAACTCTAAAGGGTGAAGAAAATACAATACTTGAAAATGTTGTAGGTAAAAACTTTCTTACTGATTTTGTAGGAGATATTTATCGTGCTGGTAAACAAGGTTTCGTTCAAGGAAATACGGCTGATGAATCTTATGACTTAATGTTTAAAGGTTCTGATGCATCCCCACAAGATATAGCAGAATTTATTCAATCACAACAAGAGCTAGCGTCATTAGGTGAAACTGATGAGATGAGTAGCTTTAATAAAATATATGAAGAATCTGGTGGTGGCGTTCTTGGTTTCTTAAAAGGACTTGCATATAACCCATCTGTTGCTGCTCAGTTAGCTGCACAAACAGTAACACAAATGCTTAACCCAGCCACGGCAGGAGCAGCTGGAGCTGTAGTTGCTACTGGGGCTGGTGTTGGAGCTATGGGTTTTGGAGTTGGTGCTATTCCTGGAGCAATAGCTGCTTTGCCTGTAGCTTATGGAGCTACTGGTATGGCTTTAGAAACAGGTATGAGCTTTGCAGAGTTTCTCAGAGAAGAGGTAGAAAATAATGGAGATAATTTTGATGAATCTGGTATTCAAAAAGTATTAGCCGATGAAGATGCCATGTTTAATATAAGAGCTAAGTCAGCTGGTCGTGGTGCAGTGATTGGTCTTATTGATAGATACACCATGAAAATGGGTGGTAAAATTGTTGGTAAACAAGCTATTAAAGGCGCAAGTAAAGGAAAAAGATTTGCAACTGCTACTGCTATTGAAGGTGTAGGTGGTGGTGTTGGAGAAGCAACAGCAAGACTTGCTGTTGGCCAAGACATGGATGCAAGAGAGATTGGTTTTGAAGCGATAGGTGGAGCTGGTAAAGCACCATTTACATATGCTTATAGTAAGTTAAAATCTAAACCTGTATATAAAATTAATGGAGGAGAAGTTGACCTTCAAACATATACTGACATGGTTAACAAAGCATCTGACAAAGACTTTGCTGCCATGAAATTTGAGGTATCTAATGATAGTGACATAAAAGACTTAACTCAAGCAAGAAAAAATAAACTCAAAACACAAAACCAAGTAATAAAAGAAGTTGGTCAAGATAATATTACCAATAAAGAAACTTTAAATGAGTTAGTTAATTTAGAAACCGAGAAACAAAACTTGGGTGATCCTCAAACTGAAGGAGGAAAGAAGAGACTTGCTGAATTAAAGAAAAAAATTAAAGACCTTCAAGAGAATCCACTTGAAGAAGAAGTTGCCATTGAGGATGAGTATAGTAATTTATCTACCGAGGATAAGGTAGAGTTACAGGAGAGGGCCGTTAATGAAATTGAGACTGAGATGGCAGAGCAGGGTGTTGAAGACTATGACCTCACTGACGAGATGATTAACAAAAGAGCATCAGATATTTT